GAAGGAAGAACAAAAAGCTAGTAAGCGTTCTGCTCCCAATGTAAGACGAAGATAGTGCAAATATATAATATGAGTGATAGACTTAATTCATCTGTTGGTGGGAGCGTGGCATTGAATGCGACGTTTCTTAAAGATGGTGTTCCTACCGACCCGTATGCTATTCGTGTAGTAAGAATTTATAAGCAATCTGTACGTGAAGAAAATAAAGTGATGGAGATAATTATTCCTGCTCCAGGATCAACTGACTATCAAACAATTTTCGATTCAGTATTTCAACGTACACCAAAACCTTTAACTGATCAGACCGGAATTTGTGGCACTGATTTACCTCCACAATATCTTCCAGGTTCCTATACTTTAAATCTCAATCTTGATTGCAAGACGTTCCAAGAGGGAACATATTTTGATGTTTGGTGTTTCATTGGTGATCTGGCTTGCTATCCGAATCCTAGTGAAATAGATTGGGATGATGAATCACTTTGGACATGCCAATGCAATAAATTCTATGTTGGTGCTGCAAATGGCTGGGCGATGGATGATGATTTAACCAATATAAGACTTGGATTTGAACCTCTTGATTCTAAGTTCATGCAGCCAGAAAAGCGGATGCTTGAAGTTGGAATGATGCCGTTACCGTTGTATGATTATGATTACAAGAAGTTGGCGGCTATAATGCCAGCTTTAAAGGGTAAAATAACTATTGAAACTCAAAATTGTGAAGTGATGATTAGTGATGCTGATATGAAAATAGGTCTTAGATCTGGATCATATAGATCTAATCCATATGTTTTGAAATATTTAATTGATACTTCTAAGCTCCTTAAGGGGACTTATAAATATAAAGTAAGTGTTGATCTTCCTAATGGTGAATCTCGTGTTTCTGATTACTTCTACCTGACGGTGCGCTAATGAAAATGCTCAATAAAAGTGGTGTCAAGAAGTTAAATGATTATATCAATATAACTTATGGGAAAGTATTTGAAGCTCATGATGATGTATTAGTTGGTCCAAAATCTGATGAAGTTTTTGAAGATTTGAAGAAACATGGTATTATAATTGAAGAAGTTGTAAAATCTGAATCTAATAGTGGTCTATATAGAGTGATGGTTGAAGATATGCCTACTCCTACTGTTCCTGAACCTGTAGTTGCCAAAGCTTCTCAAGTTGATGCTGTTGACGCTACTGGTGATAAAGAAGATGTTGAAAAAGTTAAAAATTTAGCTAAACAGTTAATGCCATATTTTGCTCCACATTTTGCTACTAAATCTGAAATAAATGACGCTTTAAATGTTTTGCGTACTCAATTAATAGATCCAGAAGAGCTTACTAAATTATTTAAAGATATATCTGTTAAGGTAAAGCAGACTCAGGGTAAGATGGCTAAATAATGAAGTTAAGTAGTCTAAATAATGGAAATGTTGGAGGTTTAAAAAGGACTAATCCAGAGTTGGGAACTCCAACATCTAATAGTATGATTTCTAGAAATAAAATGGAAGATGATACTGAAAATGATATTTCTACAGCAGACCAAGCTTTAAAAACTCAAGAAATAATGGACACTCAGAAGATTAGTGCTCCCAATAGAAATGTTGCTGATATAAGAAGACCACCAAATATTAATAATATACCAGCTTAATACCCAACATCAAATTTAAACAAGCATCAGGAGATATTAAAATGGAATTAATCGAACGCCTTAAAGTTATCCTGGAAGCTCCAGGAGATGACGAAGATATTGATCAGACAATCGATTCAGAACCAGAAATTGATACTGGTGAAGATGCTGATGTACAGGTAGATGATGATGCTGAAAAAGCAGCTTCTGAAGGAGAATCTGAAGCTGAACAATTGGTTGACAAAGAGAAGGGTTTAACTGACTGGACTGGTATTGCTAACCCTCTCCCTGGCAAGACTCTTACAAATCTTAAGGGTGTTAAAAAGCCACTTGAAAATGGCTGGACTACTGAGGAAGTTATTTCCGCTCTTAAGCCAACTATCATCCATTTCGCCAAGAAGTATTCTACCCCCACTTTTAGTGTTGAAGAGGGAATTGCTGAATGCATGACTGGCGTTCTGACTGCGATGAAGAATGATAAGGGCATAGCCCCATTCACATCTCACGTCTTCCGTTATCTGTCAACTTCAGTGCAGAGAGGTGCTGGTAAAGCATCAAACGTTTCTGGCGTCCCTCAGACGAAGGGTGGAAAATATGACCACCTTGCGGCTTCACGTGCTGCAGTAAGTGCTGATGCTCCAATGCCTGGAGAGGCTGAAGAGACTTATTCAAGTCAGATTTCAAGCCACTACGACAATGCTGCCGATGCAGCCAGCAGACAGAAATCAATGCCTAAATTGATAGGGCATTTCCTTAATGCTCCATCTGTTGGACTTACTGAGCCAGAGAAACTTGTGTTAATGGCTACTTATGGAATCAAGAAAGACGGCAGCACTGGAGAACCAAAAACCAGTAAAGAACTGGCCGACGCTCTCAAGGTGTCTGTTGTTAGAATTAGTCAAATAAGAACAACAGCAGTTGCTAAAATTCAGGAATATGTTAAGGCTCGTAGATTTGACAGTCCAGATAAGGCTGCTCAGACTCTCGGACTTGAAGAATCTAAGTTGCTGGCTATTGCTGAGTCATTTATCAGAATTATTAAAGAGACAATGCAAATTGAACTTGAAATGTTTGCTGGCAAGCAGATTGTTGAGGTTAAGTCAAATTACCGTGGAACCTCTGAATCAATTATGGTTCACGTTAATTCAGACACGTATGAAGTTGAAAGCGTGGTGAATGAAGAAAATGAGAGCGTTCTTGGATACATACCGCAGAATTTAATAGACGATGCTGTTGAGACTGCCAAGGCCAAGACAACTAAGCAATATTTCTCTGAGATGGTAAACAATGTGATAGGGATGCAGTCTCAGCCTGTCTTTGCCACTATCAATAATGGTTTGTCTAAACCAGTATCTAGCGGAATGGATGGACGTGCTCTTAAGCCGGGAACCTACCGTGCTGAGATTAACGCTCCTTACAAGGACGGTAACGGCAATACCACATACAGAATTACTTTCGAAATATATGGTCAGAACCTGGAAGAGACTGCGATTAGTAGAATAGATGATGTTGATACTGGTGCAAATGATGTAAGCCCAGATGATGTCAACATGGAAGTAATTGATATGCTTTTGGATCAGACAATCAGAAAAGGTGATATAGAACCAATTGGAACGATGGATGATGAAGTCGATCCAAGAGATGGCGACTATCCGATCAATCATCCAGCGGGATGATGTATTTTATTTAAGTGTTAATAACTTTACTAGATAATCATAAAATTCAGCTGTCCCAAGTATTTCCTCAACAAGAGGAAGTGTTTAGCAAGCATTTTAGTGTTCGTGATCCAAAAGCGGTATATTCAAGATCAGCTGTAAGAGGTGGTGGCGGTTGGGATGGTGTCTGGCGTAAGTATAACAAGAATACTCAGACTTTAAGACGGCCATTTTTAAGTGAACTTATTGATCTGTGTAAAGCTAATAATTTTCCATATGAGATAATTGATGGTAGAGATAAGTCTAAATTTCCAAGACCATCAGCCGGATCATTTGATAATTCATTGATTGATGGTATCACTTTACGTGATAACCAAATGGATGCGCTTAATGCTGTTTCTATATCAAATGATGCAGAGAAAGATTTAATTTCAGAAGTTGGGATGATGCACCATGTGACAGGTGCTGGTAAGACTGAAGTAATGGCTGGTATCATCAAATTGTTCAGATGTCCGACTGTAATAATAACAGAACAGGTAGTAGTTCTTGACCAGATAATGGCAAGAATAGTATTAAGAAATGTTGTTCATAATAATGATATAGGTCTATTCACTTCTGGTTTTACACCAGACAACAACTTAGTGATTATTGGATCAGTACAAGCACTTCAAACCCCAAAGAAGCCACTGTGGGCTGAGTTCAATGTTAAGTTGAGTACAATTGAATCAGATTTTAAAAAGATAATATTATCTGATTATGATAAAGCAATTAAATTGATTGGTAAAGAAAACGCTGAATATTGGTTTATATCAATACTAGTTGATAAATTTAAAGATAAATTTATTAAGGATAAGTCAATATTTAAAAACTATGTTAGTTGGGAAAAAGATGAACATTGGGATGATTTTGATTTTATCGGAATAATTCGTGATAATAGTGCTCTTATTGATATGATTAAAGATGAAGAAGTTGAATTGTTTAAGTCATTTAGTGATAAAATTAATAAAGATGAATATGTAGGATGTGTAACTAAGGCTGTACAAATATTTCATCCATTGATGAAGGCTAAATATTTTGAAGCTGCTATAAAAGGTTATCACTCAAGATTTGAAAAATCTCAAGTTCTTCAAAAACTTGTTAGTAAGTGTGAATTATTGATGGTGGATGAAGCTGATAGAGGATCATCTAAATATTACGAGCCATTATTTAATACGTGGTTTAATGGCAGATATGTTTATGGGTTTAGTGGTACCCCATATGATAGAAGTAAACCAGTTGAGAATATGATTATTAGGGAACGTTTTGGATCTATTTTGTCTGTTGCTAATAGAAAAGACATGACTGCGATAGGTGCTATTCAACCTATTAAATATTACATGATTCAGCATGGTAAAGAGGATCATCTTGATAAGACTGCTTTTGATATTGCTGAAAAGAGAGAAATTATCAATAATGATGAATTTCACCAGAAAGTAAAAAAGATCACGACTTCTTTTTCAACTGAGAAATTCTTAATATTAATTGATACTGCTGCAGTTGAAGAATTGGGAGATATTTTAGAAAGTAAGATTGAGGGATCTGTATTTATATCTGGTACAAAATCTCGTTCTAAACGTAATTCTTCATTGAAGGCATTTGAAGAAGGTAAGCTAAGGATTCTTATAGGTAGTAAGATATTGAAACGCGGACTTGATTTATCTGGTGGTGCTGACAATGTTATAGTTATAGGTGCTGGTAAAATGGAATCAAATTTTGACCAAATAATCGGAAGAGCGGTAAGAAAAACAAAAAGAGGTTGGAGTAGAGTATTTGGATTTTATATGACTGGAAATAGTTATTTATTAACTCATTCAAGAAGACAGCTTAAATTCATAGTTGGATTGAAGGAGTATCCGGTTACTATGATTTATGGTAATAAACAAGTATCTGGAGAAAAATTCTTGAGTAAGAGATATAATATCAGAACGTGTTAACCGATATATTTTCTTTAATTAATATGATGTAAAATTATGTATTGATAGTAAATAAATTTATGCTCCCCTTAGACAACGCACCTAAGGAGACTATTTCTCCTACAGCAGTAACACCAGAAGTAAAAGTAAAACCAAAAAATCATTATTTTGATAATGACTTGGTTCAAGAAATTTTAAAGAGGTACGTTGCTCGCGGGTGTGTTGATATTGAGTTGCGTGATGAGATAATGCATCATTCTGAAGAATTGATAAGACAAGTAATCAGAGCGCACAACTTCGAACATATCTTTCCAAATAGAGATGCGTCATCAGCAACTGAATTGTTCCAAGTTGCTTATTGTCAAATAGAAAAAGTTCTTTATAAATATGACCCTCAACCGGGATCGCCAAAATTATTTAATTTATGGTCCCAAGTCGCAAAAACACGAATCCTGGCATATTTGAAAAAAGAGAAGAGAGATAAAAAGAACGTAGTCAGCTACAAAGATTTCTTAAGCAGAAAGCACAAAACCAAGTTAAAAGGATCGACAGACATAGATTTGTGGCTTAAAGAAGCCAGAGAAATGATGGATTATAATGAAGACTTCCTTGAAATATTAAAATCATTAGAAGAGATCTGGTACAATGATGAAAAGCCATATGATGGTTTAATCTCAAAACTGGAAAAAGCTAGCAGTAAGAATAGAAATATAATAAGCCACTTTTTCAAGACATTAAGAATTAGAAGAGATGAGTTTACGGTTAATCTAATGGAAACTAAAGATCATAAAGAAGTTGATTTGGGTGATTCAGAAGACTTTTTCTATGTTGATCAAGATCAATAAAATATAGTTTATGGCCATTCCAAAGTCAGTTCGTGAGCGAATTCATCGCAAGACTAGGGGTAAAAAAGTAACCCCAGGTGGTATAGATTTACCTGGAAGAATAGCTGTTAAAAAGACTGCTGATAATGATCCAGGAACTAGTGATCTGGACGAAAAGAAATTCGCTGAAGATCTGGTTAAATTCTACAAAGGTGGTGAACCAATAATTGATGAAGATGTGATTGAATTCATAGATCTGTTAATAGATGAATCTATAGGTATGGAAGGTAAGCATCCATTAAAGGTAGAACGCCTTAGTGAGATGAAAGAAATAATCAAGAGTAAACTGGTAAAAGAATCTGAAGATAAACCAGAAATAGAGTTAATTTTCAAGATAACCACAAAAGATCAATCTACTGCTCAGGGTATTAAAGACCTGATCTATGCTTTGTCTAAACTTGGCGGGGCTGGATGCAGTAGAGAAGTGAAGTTATATTTCGATGGTGATGGACATAATAGATTTAAAATTTCTGAATTTTCGGCAACTGGTGTTGAATTGGCCGACAATAATGATAAATGCGATATGGATAAAGATATAATTGATATTGGATCATTTGGTTAATTGGTATATAATATATGGCAGAAGAAGAACTTGATCCTGATCTTCAGGTATTGATGAGCGAACTTGAAAAAGTTGAAGGGGAAGTTGTAGCATCAGTAAAAGAAGAACCTAAACCGGAGTCTAAGCCGGAAGAGCCTAAATTAGCTGAAGTGATATTGGAAGAACCTAAACTGGAAGAACCTAAAAAAGAACTTAAGATTTTAGAAACTGAGCAGCAGCCTAGCGAATTTGATTTAAAGAAAGCTCAAATTCAGAATAAATTGATAGGATTAATTGATGTTCATTGTGATAGTGCTGTAAAGATCATAGAAGACGTTGAAGCAGATAGAAATAAATGCGATGATGTTTATAATATATTGTTTGCAAAACTTCAAGCTAATGATTATCGTGCATCTGATACAATGGCTATAGTTGCAACTCTTCAGACTAAAGCTGATATAACTAAGACCAGAGCTAATATGATGGACTCTGTGGCTAAGTTATTGGCATCTCTTAAGAATAACAATACTGTTAATACAGGAGAAGGCGCTGGTTCTGGTGATCTTTCTCCAGAAGAAGTTAAAAAGTTACTTGAAAGATGATTACTAAAGAACAAAAGAAAGAGATTTTAAGGAGATGTAAAGAGTCGTTCATCTACTTCTGTACTAATTTTTGTAAAATTAAACATCCTAACGCTGGTATTATTCCTTTTAAATTATTTAAATATCAGATAGAATCAGTAAGAGAATTCCAAGAGTCAGATAGAATAATTTATTTGAAATGCCGTCAGTCTGGCATTTCAACACTTAGTGGTGCATACGCTCTGTGGATAGCGATGTTCCACCCGAATAAGAAGGTTCTGATTGTCAGTAAGAGAGATGAAGACGCTATTGCTTACCTCGATAGAAACATCAAATTCGTTTACGAGAATCTTCCTTCAGAAATATTCCATAGCGTCTGGGGTGATCCACGTTCTGGGATGAATAGAAAATATGCTCCACCTAAATTGTGGAATGAGCATACTGTTGGATTCTTCCAAGGTTCAGAAATTAAATCTCTTACAAGTTCTAAAGACACTCTCCGTTCTAACACTGCTTCTTTGGTTATCATAGACGAAGCTGCATTCATCGCAGAAATGGAAGCGATGTGGCTTGCTGGTCAACCGACCTTGATGCACGGTGGTCGTGTTATAGTTATTAGTACAACTAACGGACGTGGTGGTTGGTATTATAACACAATTGAAGATGCTAAAGAAGGAAAGAACTCGTTTAAAGTAATAGAGATTCCTTGGAGTAAGATGGATTGGGTAATTGAATTTACAGATGACGTTACCAAACGACCAGTTAGAATTGCTCCATGTGATGGAATAGTTGAATGTACTACTGAAGAAGATAAAGCTAAATTTGGTAAGTATAAGAGTCCATGGCTGGTAAAACAGTATAGAGAACTTCAAGAAAAGGGTGAATCTTGGAAGTTTAGACAAGAAATATTGATGGAATTCATTGGTGCAGGTAACACTGTTCTAGATAAAGATGCTATAACTAAAGTATCAGAAGAAGTGGATGAAACTTTTAAAATAGTTAGTAAGCCTGTAGCATATATCAACCCAAATCTTAATGAACGTTATTATTTAGATTTCGCTAAGTGTTTGTGGATATGGAATATGCCTGTTAGAAGGCGTTCAGCTATAGTTGATGCCTCAAGTAGAATAATTAAGCCAGGTGATGGTGGACATAGATACGCAATAGGTGCCGACGTATCGACTGGTGAATCTACCGACTTTCACACTGCTCAAATAGTCGATGTAACTGATTCTGAGCAAGCTGCAGAAATACAAATCAAGTGTTCAATTGATGAATTTTCTAAGATGTTGGATTATCTTGGCAGGTTCTATAATGATGCTCTTCTGATAGTGGAACGTACTGGTATCGGTGAAGCTGTAATTCAAGATCTTAAAAACACATTATTCTATCCTAATCTGTTTTATAGAAGATTACCTAATGGTAAGAAGGATAAGAAACCTGGATTCCCAACTGGTGCAACAACCAAGGGCTATTTGGTTAAATCATTAACTGATAATATAGGTGTTGGTGATAAGGGTATTAAGTTTAAATCATCTAGACTTGTTAGAGAATTAAACTGCTTTATTCACTTGGGTAATGGTAGAATAGGAAACGAATCTGGCGCTGGTAATAACGATGACTTGGTTATAGCCACTGGCCTTTCATGCATGGGGATAGTCGAAGCGTTGCAGACCCCAGATGGTTTATTGCCGATGAGTTCTCAGAGTATGGATGGAATGGATGAGAGGATAGATGTAACATTGGATGATATGATTCAGAAGGGTGGACATAATTTAATGTATCCGATAATGACAACTACGGAAACCACTGTTGAGAAGACAACAGAAGAGATGTTGATGCAGTTTACTACTCAACTTGGTGGTGTCACAATGGAGATGGTTGATAAAAAGAGGGCATTGCTTCCAACTAGAAATAAGAAGCAATACTTCAATTAGAAGTAATCTAAGTAAATATAAAGCATGAGTTTTGTATTATTTGATAAGATTAGGTTACTATTCAAGCGTAATAATATATTCTCGCACGAGAATATTCTCCAGAATCAGGCTGATGTTTCTAAAGTTTATACCAACCCAAATGGTATAATTGATATTAATGATCCTTCGTTTTTTATCGAACAAAGTAATGTTCAAATTAATAGATTAGAGAGAATGAAAGATTATGACCAGATGGATGAGGTTGGTGAGATAACTTTAGCTCTTGATCTTTATGCTGATGAATGTTCATTAAGAGATCCTGAGAGAAACCATTCAATATTTGTAAAAACTGCCAGTATAAGACTTAAGACCGAAATTGAAGATTTATTATATAATGTTCTTAATATCGACGCTCAAATAAGACCAATAGCCAGATACTTATGCAAGCACGGTGATTATGCTTGTGAAATAGTTCCTACATCTAATAGAGATGGTGTTGCATCTATTAAAACGATGTATATGTATAACTTTACAAGAGTTGAAACAAAGTTTGGTGATCTGGTTGGTTTCTTTTATCAGCTTCCTGGTGAACAGCCAGTTTATTATCACCCATGGCAGGTAGCTCACGTTAGACTTGTTAGTTTCGAACAGCTTTATGTTCCATATGGTAGATCAATTCTTGATGGTGCACGTCGCGATTGGCGCAGACTGCGCCTCATGGAAGATGCTGCATTAATCTATCGTTTGGTACGTGCTCCTGAGAAGAGAATATTCAAGGTACCGGTTGGAAATCTGCCTCCGAAAGAGCGTGAGCAGTACATCCAGATTATCGCAAGACGGTTTAAGAAGCATAAGTTCATTGATCCAGCTACTGGTGCAATGAATGAGAAGTATGCACCACATATTCAAGATGATGATTATTGGGTGCCGGTTGCTTCGGATGGAACCGGTGTTGAGATTGATACATTAAAGGGTGCTGAGAACCTTGATGCTATTGCTGATATTGAATACTTCAAGAAGAAGATGATTTCTGCGCTTAAGATACCGTTCAATAGAGTTGGCCTTGCTCAAGAGGGTTCTGATACCGGCAAGACGGTAGCTCAGCAGTCTCCAGAATTTGCAAAAGCTATTCAATGGATACAGGATCAATTAATTGTTGGAATTAAGAAAATAATATTAGTACACCTTGCTTTAAGAGGATTTAGTGTTGATGATATGAAGGGTTTTGAACTTAGTATGACATCTGCTAGTGCTATTGATGAATTATATAGAATAGAGACTTGGGCTAGTAGAGTTGAAATAATGGGTGGACTTAAAGAACTTGGCATATTCCCCGATGAATGGATTGTTGAGAAATTCACTGATCTGACTAAAGATGAACTTAGTGTGATTAAGAGAACGATGGAGATGAAGCAATCTGAAGGTGGGGGTGGTGATGAAGAGGGCGGCGGAGATGCTGGAGGTGAAGAAGATTTCTTTGAAGATGTTAATGTTAAATCATTAATAATTAATGAAAAGAAGGAACAGCTTAAAGAGGCTGTTGCTAAAGTTGACGCTGCCAAGATCAAGTTTGGACCACATGCTTCATTCTTTAAACTGTTAAATGAGAATGAATTAGATGGTATTACTCATAAGAATAAAGAATTAAAGTCTAATGTTGAGGATAAGGATAAGGTTGTTTTAGAAATGGAAAGATTCCTCAAGTCAGTAGAATCAGAAGTATTGACTGAAGATGCTAGTATTAGTGCTGCGGACATGCCATAACCGCCCATATCAACGCAAAAATACCCTAAATTAAGGTAATAAGCATGAATAATCACCAGAGTCTTGCCATTTCCAAGGTCACAATGGACGCTCGCAAGTTGCTGAGTGCCATTAACCAAGGTTTCTCTGGTCAACTCTCTGTGATGGAGAATAGACTGCAGAAGTTAGGTACGGAACTTAATAGAAAGTTCCGTCTGGTATCTCTCAATGCCAGTTCATTAATGTTTGAAGATATCAAGTCCAACAACTACTACCGTGCTGATTACAAAATTGCTGACCATCAGGTTACTCTGGAAGACATCAAGCAGATAGTTGTTGTCGATGAGAAGAAGCCAGAAATCTTCAGCAAGGCATGCACTGAACTGGTAGAAGCCATTGAGGATGAAGATACCTCAAGAGCAGACAAAATATTTGGCCAAATCGAAAAAGGCTACTGCACCCCCAAGGTCATACCTGAGAGCGGCATAGTCAAGACCCGCGACGGATCTATTCAGAAGATCAATGTTTCTGAGTCGATTATCTCAGAAGCCATGTTCCCGGTTGTGGCCAAAGTAATCAAGGAGTCTATTGTTGCCTCCAAGATGACCATCAAAGAAGGTGTTCTGAGTTATAGTGACAAGAATGTTAAGATGCCGATTTCTAAGTTAACCCTGCGTCAGGTTAACGCTCGTCACATGAAGAATGTGGCTGAGTCGGCATACAAGAGCGAAAACTTTGGTAAGCTCTTGAAGGCATGCGCTGCTCACGTGTCGAATAGCAATATACGTGAAGCCGTCAAACTGTCTAAGGATTTCTTCGCTGCTGAACAGGAATTCACCCTCCTGAATAAGAGCGAATTCAAGACCCTGGTTGAGAATACCCTGTACTCTCAGGGTATCTTCAATTACAAGGTTGTTGACGATACTTCGTCAACCCTGTGGGAAACCAATTGTTTCATCAATAAAGACGAAATTATTAAGGAATGGAAGATAGCTGCTGAAGATACCAAGTCTAAGAATCTTCAGAGTAATGTTAAGCTGCTTGAGGACGTATCTGGGAATCCGAAGAAATTCTCGGAAGCCTATGATTCGTTCATCAAGTCGATCCTGTCTGAGGATATGTCTTCGAAGGCTGTAAAAGCCCAAGCATATCTGAACATGCTCAAGCTGGTCAAGAATGTTGTTGGTGGATCTGATGCAGACGCTGCTGTGCAGGGTGCGGTCGATGATCTCGTAATCCGTCTTGAGAGTGACATCAATAACATTGATGACGCGACTCTCTACGAGGTTGAAGATCTGCTCGCCACTGTCGGTTCTGATCTGATCACTGACGTCCAGACCCTGGGCGACTTCGACAAGATTCCTGAGCCTCAGGCAATCGACGAATTCGGCGCTCCTTCTGATCTTGAAGGTGACTTCGCTGGCGATATGGGCGAAGACTTCACCGCTCCTTCAATGGGTGGTGCAGCTGGTGGCGGCGATATGGGCGGTGCTGATCTTGGCGGCGGTGCTGACGCTGGCGGTGCTGACCTGGGCGGCGGTGCCGACCTTGGTGGTGGCGCTGATCTTGGCGGCGGTGCCGACCTGGGCGGCGGTGCTGCTCCTGACCTCGGCGCTGAAAAGCTCCCTGGTGAGGAAGAAGAGCCAGTTCTCGACAGTAAGAAAGTCGATGGAGATGCCATTGTTGAGAATTCAGACTACAAGACCCCAAAGGTTGATGATGGTCTGAAGGTCAATGAGTCTTATGGCGAAGGCGAGAAGCCTTGGGAAAAGAAGAAGGAAGGCGACAAGGAAGAAGACAAGAATGGTGATAAGAAGGACGACAAGAAGGAAGATAGTCCTGTAGTCGCTGCTGAAGGAAAGGGTCTGCCTCAGACACCAGAATCTTTGGCCAAAGATGAAGCCGACAGAAAGGCTACTGCCAAGGCTTATCCTCCTAAGAAGGATGAGAAGAAAGTAGAAGAATCAATGATCGCTGTCGCAGACAGTGATGGTGCTTTGATCGATCTGATCAGCAAAGCAATGGATTCTGGCGAACTCAGTAAGGGAGAAGGCGAAGTCAAGAAAGCCGATCCTGCTCCTGGTGCCGACAAGCCGGAAGGCGAACTGATCCAGGACTGCGACGAGCCAATCGTCAAAGAAGATAATGATATTACTGACCCTGACAGCAAAAAGTTCGCTGATCATCAGGATGATAAGAAGGATCATGAGGGCAAGAAGAGAAATAATCCGCCCAAGTTCAGTGATGAAGACTTCAATGGCACCGAAAAAGCCAAAACTGGCAAGGATAAGCCGGATGCCGGTTTAGCCAGTGCGACTAAGGAATAAGTGTCATGCAGGTCCTGTCCAACAGCGTGATTACAAAAAATCAGGTAATCCGGGACTATTACCCTCTCAAGGTAATAAAGCGGGATAGTGTCATTGCCGAATCGGCAAACGGCAAGCGTCCCGTACTGCGCCTGACCAGCCTTGTTCAGAAGTCAGACACTCCAAACGAGAATGGTAGAATCTATCCTCACGAAGTGATGATGGAGTCAATAGCTGCCATTCAATCTGCTGTTAAAGAGAGAATGGTTCTTGGCGAGCTTGACCATCCAGATGATGCCAAGATTCACACTGAAAATGCTGCTATTCTTCTGACCAAGTTATGGATGGAAGGCAAGAATGTTTATGGTCAATTTGAAGTCCTTGAAGGAATGCCCAAGGGGCAGATGGTCAAGGCTCTGATTGAACAGGATGTTAGAGTTTGCATCAGTAGTCGCGGTGTTGGCGACCTTGAATCATACCTCAGTGAAGATGGTAATGAGTTCAACAGAGTTCTTCCAGGCTTCAAGTTCGTTACATTCGATGCTGTTAACGAGCCATCTGTTAATGGTACTCAATTGAATGTGATGGAAAGCAAGATCCGCGTTGCTCGTGATAAGTCACGTGTGGAGCTTGAGAAGCAGTTCCTGGCTGAAACCAAAGCAACCTTCAGAAACTAATCTGAAGCGTCAAATATACTACAACCCTCTGATACAAACCTAGATTCAAGGAATATAATCAAATGGCCACTGCTCCTCGTACCGATCGTGATGACATCCTCAAGGCTCTTAAGGAAGAGATTGAAGCTGTTGATAAAGCTGATGGCAAGGGCGTTGCCTCAAAGGACCCGAAAGAGATTTCTGGTCTTGATGATGCTGGCAAGTCGTCCAAAGTCAAGCTCAGTGGCGGCGGCGGGACAGTTGGCGGCGAAGGTGGCGGCGGCGGCAAGGCTGGAAAGCCTGCTGAAGGCGCTGAGAAGCCAGCCATCGATAAGGCTGATGGCAAATCAGTAGCATCGGCCAAGACCGGCGATGCCAAGGTCACTGGTGGCACTGACGGCAAGGCTCTTGAGAAGGCCGATGGCAAGTCAGTCGCTGCTGCTACCAGCAAGATCAGTCCAGACCTCAAGGGCATGGACAATGCCGTTGGCGAAAGCATCACTCTCCCACATGATGTTCTGGTTGAAATGGACGGCAAGCAGACCACCCTCAAGGCTGGCACCAAAGTCAGAGTTGTGAAGGAAGAGGAAGAGTGCAAGGAAGAGGAAAAGGAAGAGAAGGAAGAGAAGAAAGAGAAGAAAGTTGATGAGTCCAAAGTTGTCAAGGAAGACGAGCTTCCTGGCTTCATGAAGGGCGAAGAGGAAGAGGGCGAAGAGGCTGCTCCTGCCGCTCCAGCCGAAGGCGAAGAGGCTGCCGAAGGTGGAGAGGGCGGCGAGGGTCTGTTTGGTGAAGACGATATCCCAGCTGAAGTCAGCAAGATCGAATCACCAGAAGGAGTTGGTGAAATCGAGAAGTCATCACTGGACAAGATAGTTGACTCTCTCGACAATCTGGCAAGTGGATTCGCTGAATTCGCTGCTGAAGAGCAGGGCGAACCTCAGCATGGTGGCGAAGGTGAAGCTGCGCCTCCGGTTCCCGCTCCTGAGAAGGAGATGGGTGAAGGTGAGTTCGCGACCCAACTGGAATCGATCATCAAGCGTGCTGGCAAGACGATCAAGTAATATCCAGTAAATCTGGAATTACCTTCACCCCAGGGCAGATGCTCTGGGGTGAATCGTTTTCGGACAAAACTATACTATGGGCGA